CTGCGAGGTATGAAGAAGCACTAAAACGATTAGTCGTGTTGAGGGTATTCGTCACAGGATCGTTTTGGTTGACAACAGCAGCACGGTTAGGTGATGCTACAACCATACAATCTTTACGAGTCGTACCAGCAATACCAGCCAAGTCGTTTACTACAGTGATCTGATCGATAGCACTGTTCATGCCAGGAGCAATTAAGATCTGAATATCGATCTCTTCGACATCTTCATATGCGTCGAATGCCTGCATGTAGTCACCAGTGTCAAGAGCAATGTGGTCTTTACCACCTGCCATAGTAACACTTGCTGAGTCGTTTGACCAAGAGAATCCGTCAGCATAGTTCACACCAGTACCGTCTGAAGGGGGATTAGTGCCCCAGTTAGAACCCTTGGAAACATCACCGTTCCAGTCTTTGAACCAGACGTAGTTAGATGAGTTATTGATAACTGTCTTGATGTAGTTATCGCCTCCGTCTACTGTCTTCGCACCAGGCGCAACAGAAACGAATGCGTAAGTCTCAAGCACAGTGCCCTTCGTCCCAGAAATCAGACCATCGGAATCAACGATTGCGAGGTGGATTTCGTCGTTCTCGTTCTTGCCTGGTTGGTTTTTAGCCCAATCAGAAGTGCCAGGAACATTGTCGAACAAAAGGTTTTGGTTCCAGTTAAGGAAGTTGTTCAGATGAGATGAAGAACTCTCTGAATCACCATCCTCAACACCGAACCATTGAATCTTGAGTGAGTTACCCAGATCACCAGGATACTTCGCAACGAAGTTGGTAGTGATCGCAGTCTCTTGACTCTCCCAATGCTCTTCGTTCTTGACCAGAAGTCGAGAATCAGAGTCAGTGAAAGATCCTTGAGAGTTGTATGGGAGATCGTCAGAATCTACAGCGGAACCTGTAGGAATCTGTCTGCTTACAATGAGGTTACCAGAATAACGCAGGAACTGATTACAAGAGAAGTAATCTACCGCATGCCTAGCATCCGGAATACCGAATGTCTCGGCAAGTCTTGTCTCGTTTTGAATACGAGTCGGAACGTCAACTGGACCCCACTTAAATGCACCAACAAATGCAGACAACGAAGTTTCGACGTTGGGTGCTACCCCAGTTAGGTCGAATTCGCGTACTACAACAGCAGGTGACATTGATGGAGTAGTTAATGCCATTTTGCTTTCCTCTTCAATAGAAAATGATAAGTTCGTTTAGCATAATAAGGAGACATTCGGTGGAATGTTCAATGAGTTTATTTATAACATTCAGTGTTTTAGGTAAAATCCGTCATCGTCGATCCCATGAATGAGACTAAATGGATCCAGTTTCTCTTCATAGGTTATTTCGTCATCAGGATTATCATTCATGAAACCGAAGGGAGGAATATCCTCTTCAATTTCTCTCATCCTCTGCTTAAACATCATTTTCTTCACATTAATATCTGTCATCTCTTGGAAATATGCGGTTCCCACAAAGTACCCCAACAAGACAAAGTTCATAACGAGGTCATCGTGATTACCATCACTTGCCTCATAGGAGGCACCCCTGACTTCAAAGGTGCTGATCTCCATTATAGTTTCTTCATCGACGATCTGCAACTTGCCTTCGTCCATGAGATCTTTAAATCCTGAGCAACCGAGTCGTTTTGTCCTGCGTGTCATCTCGACACCAATGCCATTTGCTTTGACACTCGACTCCATATGTAGATTGCCATACTCTAGATCATAGTGCATACCATGACAGGTCAGTTGCCCTGCATCGTTGTTCTCGATTATCACATATGCCTCATTGTAAAGATTTGCGTACTTATAGATAATATCTGGAAAGAGCATCGGAGATATCAAATTATTGCGATATACTGCGACCTGCTTGAAAGGTCTTGTGCTAATGTCGACTACGTTAAACGTACTATAATCCTGCCCTCTTCCCTTTGCTACATCGACCATCATGACGTATAGTGAATCCTTTCGGGGTTCATCATACAACATGAGATCACCACCTTCCAAGATTCTCTTGGGTGGTTCTGCTTTCAGCGACAACAATGTTTGTGCGTTGACTAGAGTCTGTCCTGTCCCGTAGAAAGTGTTCCCGAATTCCTGATCAAACTGCACTTCACTGGTGTTTGCTATTGTCTGCTTTTTCCACTTCTCATCACGACCAGGAACATCCCACCAGTCTACCCTGAACGGCATATACTCATTCACACCCTGCACTGCTCCCTGCCAGATCTTGTGGTACATATTACCGATACCATTGGCAGTGGATGTGATGATTACCTTTGAATCTTTACCAGATGAAATTACTGGATAGGTTGAGGTATAGAACTCTGATGCCTTTTCAACGAAAGCAAACTCATCGAGCATCAGTAAGTTGACCGAGAATCCTCGAATAGAACTACTGGATGTAGATTCAGCAAAGATCCTACTGTTATTAGCAAACTCAATACTACCTTTGTTGAGTGTCTTGCATCCTGGTTGCAGGAAGAAAGGAAGGTTCTCCATCATCAATGTGATACGACCCAGCATTTCACGAGAGGTTGCTCCTCTGTTTGCCAGGATTGCCACAGTTTGTTCGGGGGTGAACAGAGCATACCAAAGTAGATATGCTAGAGAGGAGATAGACTTACCAGACTGTCGACAAGCAAGGACAACCGAGAATCGATTGTCATTGAAGTGATGGAACATTTTCTCCTGATAGGGATATAGTTCAAATGGAACTAGACCTTCGTTCAGGTTAATGATCTTTACATAGGTTCGAGCAAAGTAGGCAGGATCTGCCATACACTTGGCATACTCCTGAACCTTGTCAGGAGTCCAATCTTCTTCAACACCGTCTGCCTTGACATTGATGTTCCCGAGGTAGTGATTATTCCCCGCTAACTTCGTCGTGTCTGCTATCTGGTGTGACATCAATAACGTCCGTCTCTTTATTCAAGTCTTTAAGCATACGTTGCAATTCAGTGGTAGAACCAATGAAAAGGTTGTTGTTTGTAGTGCTCTGCTTTTCTGGAGCAGGCAACATCATCTGATCAATCGTCTGAATCTTCCTATGAAGATCCATAAGTTTTTCTGATGTGTTAGCAGTATCCTTAATTAAGGTTGCTAGTACTTCGTATGCACGAGGATGCTCTGATTGTCGAGCAACCTCAATCATTTCTTCAATACCCTCTCGTCCCTTTTCGATCAAATCGTAAAGAGTTTCCCGAGTGTACTCGTAATCATCATCTTTTTGTCTATCGTCACTCATTTGTAAGGATGCGGTACGTCATGTGAGTCTCCGTCGTAGTGAGTAAAATCACTATCAGGACTGTGATCATTTAGAATATCTATGACAATCTGAGTATCACTATCTGGAGGATAGGATGGATGCGGTACTGCATCGATACGAAGTGTCTCGAGATAATCTGGGTCTTGCTGTGGGTTGAATGCTGACGGCCAATCGTTGAAGAAGTCGATATCGATAGTTTCGATAACTTTCTTCGGAGTCTTGTTGACCGGACCGTAGAACATGACCTTCATTTCAAAAGTCAGAGTATAGATGATAATCCTTCTATCTTCTAATGCTCCTTCAAAATTATCTTGGAATGTCACAGACTGTAGAGTGATTGGGACATCCTCGACAATGTCAGACATTCCAGCAAGAGGTTTCATACTCACCGTGTACTGAGGGTTGAAGTATGGAATGATCTGTTCGACGCACTGTAGACAGTCGTCGTGTTGCTTTCCGTAGATATTTAATTCAAACGTGAGGTTGTAGGGTGTGCCACCGTAAACCTGATAACTGGTAGCACCACAGGGATCTGACTTATCTCCCTCTCCATCACATTTAATATAATTAGATTTCGGTAACTGCCTTGCTGCGTCGTATTGATAGTTACTGATCTCAAACGACATACGGGGTAGACGAATCGCAGTCATATCCTCGATTCTATCATCTCCCCCAGAATTCATCTCAGCGATTCGTTCTAAGAACTTCCTCTGAGGAGCATAGGCAACTGGAACCTTTATTTGACCCAGCACTTTACTTCCGTGTCGACGGATGACGTAGATATTATTGAACAGTGAGCCGAATATTGCTACTGACTTTCGTGTTCTTTCGTGATAGAAATGATCGCCAAACATTAACTCGGACTCGGTACTAGGGGATTACTTTCACTGAAGTCTAGATACTCTAGAGCAGAAAGATCCCAATCATCTACATCTCCTGTTGATCCACCAGGAGCACCTACTTGTACATTTTGCATCTCTGAAACAGAAACTACTGTGGCAGTCGATCCATTATCGAATCCAACTACCTGTTTACCTGTCGCGAACTTATGGAACTCACCGTCAGCATCAGCACCGACATGAGCAAGATACAGTTCCTTCGGATCAGACAACCACTCAACGACCTCACCCTGCAAGTTCACGTTAGTCTTACAGGAGTCTTCATCGTAAAGAACTTGCTGAACAATCTCATTACGGACAAATCCGTTTGAAGCAGAGTCCAGTGTGAGTCTCCACTGATATGCCTGGAAGTTTTCAACCAGATCAATCTCTTCAATACCAGTGTCAAAGTCCTCATCAGAGTACTCAAACTTCTCACAACGCAAACGGAAAGTCGGGAGGTTACCCAACTGATAAAATGGTGCATCATCCTCGACTCGCATAACCTGAAATATTGCCTCGGAAAAGGGCAAGTAGATCAGATCACCTTCACGTGGTCGATAATATTTGTTATTCGGGATGTTCGGAGTGTCTGCAGTTCCACCCTGTTGCTCGGCATATGCTCGAATCTCAGTGTTCCAACGACGACGAGACATGACCAATGTTATAGCATCTCTAATCTCGACACCAAACTTCTG